CGAGCTGATACTCGGGCGCACCACGGCCGGGACGCTGGAGCTGTCCACGACGGACAATGGCCTGCGCTACGTGATTGACCCGCCCCCCTCCAGGAAGGACGTGGTCGAGTCGATCAGGCGCAAGGACGTGACGGGTTCGTCGTTCGCGTTCGCGGCGACGCGCATTCGGTGGGAGCAGGAGGGCGACAACGAGATTAGGTACATCGCGAAGGTGAACCTGTTCGACGTCGGCCCGGTGACCTATCCGGCCTACGAGGCGACGAGCTCGAGCGTGCGGGGCGCGAATCCCTGGGAGGAGGAGCGCAGCACCTGGCTCGAGGAGCTCGCGAACGACATCATCAATCAAAAGCAGGAGGATCAGGCGGACGTCGACGAAAGGATGCGCCGCCTCCGCCTCCTCGAACTGGAGACCCTCTGACCGAAGAGGGGGAAGGAAAAACGAGATGACACAGAACAAGGAGCAAGCGCAAAAGTCCCTGGAGGAGCGGAACAAGCTCATCACGGAATCGCGCGAGCTGTACTCCAAGGCCAAGGAGGAGGAGAGAAACCTCACGGCCGAGGAGAAGGAGCAGGACGACAAGCGCATGACGCGGGTCGAAGAGCTCCAGAAGGAGATCTCGGCCTACCGCGACCAGAAGGATCGGGAGGACCGCCTCGGCAAGTTCGACGACGGCTTCCGCATCGACCCGGAGAACGGGCGCGCCGAGGACCGCAAGGTCGGCGAGGGCGGCGAGGTGGCCATGCGCGACAAGTTCGACGCGTGGTGCCGCGGCGGGCCGCAGACGCTGGACGGACTCCCGACCGAGAAGCGGTCGATCATCCAGCGCCACGGCCTGTCGAACAACACCATCGACGTCAAGCGCCAGTGCGGCCTGACCAGGCCTGAGGAGCGCGCGGCCTACGTGCTGAACGTCACCACGGCCGCGCAGGGCGGCAACACGGTCCCGACCGAGTTCCTCCCGCGCCTGGAGCGGGCGCTCCAGTGGTTCGGCGACGTGCGCGCGTTGGCGGAGGTGCTGGTTACCTCCGGCGACGGGCCGATGGACTGGCCGACCGCGATCGACGGTGTGGCCGGGACGCCCAACGCGGGTGCCCTGCTCGCGGAGAGCGGCGCGGTCACGTCGGAGGACCCGGAGCTGGCGTTCGGCAAGCTGACGCTCAACGCGTACAAGTACGAGTCGCACGTCATCAAGGTCAGCGCCGAGCTCCTGCAGGACTCGGCCATCGATATGCTCGGCCTCATCTGGGACGTGATCGGCGAGCGCCTCGCGCGCGCGCAGAACACGGCGCTTACGACCGGCACCGGGTCGAGCCAGCCGAACGGCTGCGTCACGGCGTCGGCGCTGGGCAAGACCGCCGCCGCGGTGGCCGCGGTCACGGCCGACGAGGTCATGGACCTCGCCTGGTCGGTCGACAAGGCGTACCGCCGCCTCAGCGCGTACATGATGCACGACAACACCGCGCTGGCGATCCGCCAGCTGGTGGACGGGAACAGCAACTACCTCCTGGTGCTGTCGAACAACGTCGGGGAGCTCGACCGGCTCTTCGGCTACCCGCTCAGCATCAACAACGACATGGCCGAGCTGGCGACCGGGGAGAAGACCATCCTCTTCGGGGACTTCGCGAAGTACAAGGTCCGCGAGGTGGCGACGGTGCGGCTCAAGCGGCTCGACGAGCTCTACGCCGCGAACGACCAGGTCGGGTTCATCGGGTTCATCCGCTTCGACGGCGACCTGCTGAACGCCGGCAGCAACCCGCTCAAGCACCTCATCCAGGCCTAGGCCTGAACCGAGCTGCCTGAGCTCAAGGGCTTCACATGGTTCGGCCGCTCCTGGACGATGGGTCTGGGAGCGGCCGCGCTGCGGAAGCTAAAACGGAAGGAGACATCCATGGCCAAGGCCAAGGAAGAAGCAGAGAAGAAAGCCACCAAGAAGAAGGCGAAGAAGATCAGGTGCCGCTACCTCACCGCGCTGGCCGGCAACCCGCCGAACCAGCGCCGCAAGGGCGCCACCGAGGAGCTGGACGAGGAGGTGGCCGAGCGCTACCTCAGCGCCGGCATCGTCGAGATCGTCGAAGACTGAACCGGGAGCGGCGGCGATGGGACAGATAGTCGAGGAGCCGGTCACGGCGCCGGCCACCGAGCCGGTGACGGCGGCGGAGGCGAAGGCGCACATGCGCGTCAGCATCTCCGACGACGACACCCTCATCGACGGCCTCGTCGCCGCCGCGCGCCAGTGGGTCGAGGACTGGTGCGGGATCGCCATCATCACGCAGACGTGGAAGCAGCGCCGCGACTCCTTCCCAGAAAGCGACGGCACGATCGAGCTCGGTAGGACGCCGCTGCAGTCGGTGACGCACGTGAAATATGTCGACACCGATGGCGTGGAGCAGACGGTGAACGCGGACGACTACGTCGTCGACACTGACACGAGGAAGGGTAATGTCGACGTCGCGTACGACGCGACGTGGCCGACCGCGAGAAGCCAGCTGAATGCCGTCTACACAACGTATGTCGCCGGATTCGGCGCGGCGGCGGCCGTGCCGGAACCGATCAAGCTGGCGATCAAGATGCTCGCTGCGCATTGGTACGAACACAGGGAGACGGTGGTTGTCGGGACGATCGCGACGTCTCTCCAGTTCGCCATCGAATCGATACTTACGCCCTGGAAGAGGACGGAGCAGGCCTAGCGGCCGAAAGGAGAAGACATGGCTGGAGGAAATCCAAGGACGTCGCCGAACAAGGCCACGATGGCCGACGAGCCGGTGTGCGCGAGCGCCAAGACCATCACGTCGACGCCGCAGACGGTCGCCGCCCTGCATGGGGCGATCCCGGCCGGAGCCGTCGTCCTGGGGTGGAGCATCCCGGGGATTGACGACGATGAGGACGGTAAGCTGCGCGAGGCTTTCGTGTGGGGCGATGCGTCGAGCCAACCGAACTATGTAGACAAGGGAATCGACCTCATGTCGTTAAAGTGTCCTGTGTCCGATCCGACGAAGGTATACGTCAGGAAGCCTTCCGGTGAAGCCGACGTGACGGACGTGGTGGTCAACGCCTTCGTCGGGAACAAAGCCTCGATCGGATAGCATCATGCGCGGGAATGGATTTACGGGACTGCATCTCGGCTGCTGCGAAGAACTCACAGCAGACGAGTGTCTCGTCTTGCCCTATTGGGCTAAGGCCTACGACCTCGTCGCCGGCGCGGTTTGCAGCCGGGCGACTGCGGCGATTCATCCCCTGACCGGCGAAACCTTCGGCGTTAACGAGGTGGTCAAGCGGTCCGTCCGGGTCGGCAACCTGGGGACGGTGCAGCAGTGCGCGGTCTTCGACGGGTATACGCGGATCACCCACGACGACGTAAGTAATGCCGCATGGTCAAAGTTCTCCGTCACGGCACCGGACCAAAACACAATCATGGAAACCAGCGCAACGGCGACGCATGTTTGCCGATATGTCGCAACGGTTCAAAATTCGGCACAGCATACCTTATCGGTTTTCGCCAAGCCTAACGGCCGTACACGGTTTTGGCTCGGTACGGACAACATCAATTACACAGTCTTGTTCGACATGACTGGGGACGGGTCGATTGTGACGCAAGGCGCAGCATTAATTAAGGCCAGCATCAAGAAGGTCGGCGACTGGTACTTGTGCACTGTAGGATTCACCAGTTACGGCACTTCGCTTAATATTGAGTTCCGGCTAAACGACGGGGTTGTCTCCGGGATCGGTGATACCTATACGGGCGATCCGACGAAGGGCATTACGGTCTACCGATACCAACTGACCAAGACCGCCAATCGTCGGCCTTACGTTCCCGAGGCGGGCGCAGGAGTGACGAAGGCGGTCGACGACGTGACGGTGACGCGGGACTTCGGCGACGGGGAGACGATCATCTCGACATTGACGCTTTACGATCACGCGTTGCAAAATACCGAAACCTCTTACCCGCGTCCGTGGTATAGCGGAACGTATTTAAATTGTGTTCCTAATCCAAGTGCGCCCGGGTGGATGCCTAACCTCGGCGGCGTACAGCCTTATACTGGCGTGATCACACATGCTGCCAATACGCGCAAGGCGATTGGTTGCACTTGGGATTATGCAGGAGCGACAGAATCGAAGGTATATTATGATGAAGTATTGAAAGACACGGAAACCCCGACCAGCGCTCCGTCGTATGCGTCGATGCACCTTGGCGATACTGACGGCACCGGCGGCCGCGCCCTCAACGGATGCCTGATCGCCCTCCACTGGACCGACGACGTGCTCCCTCTCCCCGTCATCGCCGCATTCATGCGGCTTTTGCAGGCCGGCATCACCGGCTTGGAGGAGGTGCCAGTAGCATGACTATTACTGATTGGCGTTACTACATTATTCATTGCGCCGACCCTGCGGCCCTCAAAGCGACGATGCCTGTAGACGAGGAAACCGGCGAGCGGGAGATGCCGTGGCGCGGTCGCGCCGGGCCCCTGGTCCGCCCCGGTCACTACGAGG